GATTCATACATTATTATTATGTAATGAAGAGTGTTGGCATCAATTAAAGTATGTTAAACATAGAAGAACAAGAGAGATACAACATTATGCTCAATATGATGATGTTAATCAAGATGAAAAGATAGTATCTAATGTGGGAGATTATAAATCACAGGAGGGAAGATTACCAGATTATTAATAAAGGGGGACGCATAAAGTGTCCCTATTTTACAATTATTAATTAACATAATGAGACCATCTGAAATTCTTAAACAAATAAAAGAATTAAATAAAGTCTGGAGGGAACAAAACTTTGTATATACTCCTGAACAACAGGCTGAATTTGATCAATTAAAACGATTAAGAAGAGAAAGAGTAAAGTATTTTTATGATAATGATTTAGTCTTTAAAGGTGCTGCTAAGAAGGATGATACTAAATAACTAAAAAGATATATCTAATGAAGTCTTTTCAACAATTTATTGCTGAAGCATACGATAAAGAACTAGAAGGTCAAGCATCTAGGGCTCCTGGAGAAGGTGGTCGTATTCGCACGTCACGCAAGAAGAGAGATATTGATAAGACTAGAGTTAAAGCAGTTGGTGGAGGTAAAACTGCACCAGCAGCAGATTATAAACCTAGAGCAGATATTGGTACTAACAAACCAAGATCAAGGAATCAACAACAACCTGAAAAGGAAAGAGGAAGTGCTGCGTTATCTGCTAGAGAAGCACAACGTAAGGCAGCAAGAGAAAGAAGAGCAGCAAAATCTGGTGCTAAAACTAAAACAGCAGATGAGTTGTTATCAACTAAGAAGAGAACTGTTGATCCTAAGTATAAACCAGTGAAAGCAAGTGGTTTAACTACTAAAGAACGCAAGGCTTTATATAAAAAAGGAGAAAGAGCATTGCGTGACATCAGGTTAAAGAATCTAGGAAAGAAATCAGAGAAAGAACTAAAACATAAAGTCACAAGTAAGTAAAAGGGGGGACGCATAAAGTGTCCCTATATTGGAAGGGATACTACAGGGTAACGTCCAACAGACTTCGCACGTGCTGTGACCCACCTTCCACCTACAAGATCCCTATAAGCGTCTGTATGGCGTTTTTAGGGATTTTATGATATAATAGTTATTATTGGTATTATTTAATGATTAAACTACGATTACATCAACAAGAAGCCTTAGATGTAATGCAGTTACAATCTAAAGGTCAAATTATTGTTCCCACTGGTGGGGGCAAAACTATGTGTATGATTGAGGATGCAAAGAGACAAATAAGATCCACAGTTATACCAACACAAAGAAAACTTATTCAGCAAATAATTGTAGTAGTAGCACCAAGAATACTATTAGCAGAGCAACTATCTGCTGAGTTCCTTGAGCATATTACTAACATTAATGTTGTGCATGTTCATAGTGGTGAAACACATCATTTAAGCACAACTAAACCTGAAGTTATAAACAATTATGTAAAAGGTAAAGGACATACTTTAATCTTTACCACATATCATTCTCTTCATAGAATACAAGAGTCTGGAATTGATGTGGATGTAATATATTTTGATGAAGCACATAATAGTGTTCAGAAGAACTTTGTTGAAGCAACAGAGTATTTTTCAATGTATGCTAATCGTTGCTACTTCTTTACTGCTACACCTAAACATTCTAAGACTCCTTTTAAAATAGGGATGAATGATGAGGACATTTATGGTAAAGTATTATATAATGTACCAGCACCTAAGTTAGTACGAGAAGGCCATATTCTACCACCTAAAGTTATAGTCAAGAAGATTGATATGCCAGATGACAGTAGATTCAAGCATGAACATGACTGTGACAATGTATTATCAACCATTGATGATGTTAATGTTGATAAGATACTTATCTGTGCAAGATCTACTAAGCAAATTGTTAATCTAGTATCTCAATCCGACTTTGCTTATGAGTTACAAACTCGTGGATATAACTGGATGTATATTACTGCTAAAACTGGAGCAATTATCAATGGTAAAAAAGTAAATCGTGAATCATTCTTTAATACTCTCAATGAGTGGGGTAAAGAAGATGGTAAAAGATTTGTAGTATTACATCACAGTATATTATCTGAAGGTATTAATGTTAAGGGATTAGAGGCCGCATTGTTTCTAAGAAATATGGATTACATTGGTATTAGTCAAACTATTGGTAGAGTAATAAGAAAAGGCAGTGAATCTAAAACTTATGGTCTTGTTGTGGTTCCTACTTGGGATAGAGTAGGTATATCAACTGCACGTAAAGTTGAGGCAGTTGTTGATACTGTCTTTGATAAAGGCCAACCAGCAATCTCTGTAATTACAAAATGAAGGATACAATATTATTTGGAGATTGTCTCCAAACTCTTAAAGAATTTGATGAAAAGGCGAGGATGTGTGTCACATCTCCGCCTTATTATGGTTTAAGAGATTATGGAGGGGAGGATTGTCAGATAGGGTTAGAAGAATCTCCAGAAGAGTATATTCAAAAATTAGTAAAAGTATTCCGAGAGGTGCGTAATAATCTAACAGAAGATGGAACATTATGGTTGAACATTGGTGATAGTTATTATAACTATAGACCAGGAAAAGGTCAATCATATCCTAAACAGTCAGTATCTAAAACTAGACAAGACTTGCCTACTAATAGTAACAAACGTGGCAACAAATTAGAAGGCCTAAAAGAAAAAGATTTAATTGGAATACCTTGGATGTTAGCATTTGCATTACGCAATGATGGATGGTACTTAAGACAAGATATTATCTGGCATAAACCTAATCCAATGCCTGAAAGTGTGCGAGATAGATGTACAAAATCACATGAGTATATCTTCCTCTTAAGTAAGAATAAGAAATACTATTATGATAACAATGCTATTAAAGAACCAGCAAAAGATTGGGGAACTCGTAATAGAACTAATGGCAAATATCATAATAAAGGTACAGGATTACAACCTCATTCTGGTCTTACTAAATCATATCCAACTAAGAACAAACGTAGTGTCTGGAGTATAACTAACAAACCATATAGAGGTGCTCATTTTGCAGTATTTCCACCCGATTTAATAATACCATGTATTAAGGCAGGGAGTGAGAAAAATGATATTATTCTTGATCCTTTTATGGGATCGGGAACAACTGCATTAGTAGCAAAAGAACTAGGAAGATATTACATAGGATGCGAATTGCATGAGGATTATGGTAACTTAATACAAGAACGAGTTAATGATAGAAAAGGTACACTAGAGAACTTTATATAAAGGGGGGACGCATAAAGTGTCCTTATAGTGTAAGGATCGAGGCAAACGCAAGGCAGGGGTGAGCAACAATTCAGATGATCTTTGATCACGCTGTGGATAACTGCTCTTTATGTTTGGAGACCTCTTGTACTCACAGTTTGAAACTGTCAACTTAGTTGCTTGAGTTTTGAAGTTGTAAGTCCTCAACTCCTTACATCTATTGTTTATTTAAAAAACTACTTATGGCAACAAGAAGAAGAAGATCTACTGCAAAAGCAAAAGCAACTGCTACTGCTACCGCACCAACTTCTCCATCTATTGTTAAAGAAACAAAAGTAGAATCACCTACTATTGTTAAAGAAACAAAGGTAGTTTCTGTTAAGAAGTCATCAATTAAGACACCAAAACGTGTAAATAAAGTTACACAACCAAAGGTGATTAAAGTGGCCGAAGTAACAGCAACTCCTGAAAATAACAATCTTGATTTACATAAAATCGTGAAAGATTATCCTCGTGATGCTTTCGCAATCGCTCTCCTTCCTTTATTATTATTGGAAGCATTAACCAAAGAAGGGTTAAAGTTAGCAGGTGTAAGTCTCTAAGATTTGTAACATCGGGGGATTTACAATCCCCCTTTTTTATGTTAAACTAACAATTATTATTACCATGCAAAACAAACATTTAGAACACCCCGAAGATTGTGTAATTAGTGGTGACTTAAATGTATTAAACTGGTTCACTGCTAATGGTAACATATCGGCAAAGATTGATGGGGCCCCAGCAATAGTTTGGGGAACAAATCCTGCCACTAATTTATTCTTTGTAGGTACTAAAAGTGTCTTCAACAAAAAACTCATTAAAATCAACAGCAGTCATGCAGACATTGATAACAATCATCAAGGAGAAGTGGCAACTATTTTGCATCACTGCCTTGATAATCTTCCTCGTTCAGTTACTATCTACCAAGGTGATTTTA